GATTGCTCCATTTCTTGTAAATCTCCACGAGACATTTGAACTCTCCGATTAACCTATTTTAATCTATATTTATTTATTATTTTAAAAACCTCACAAATTGTTGAGGAAATTGTTGAACAGATTAAGTTTCTGCTCATCAAGTTGTTTTTGGGTAACAAGAGTATTAATTTGCTTATATGTTTTTGTAGCAAGTCTTTCTCTAAGGATGCCACCATCCCATACCCATTCCTTTCCTTCCATAATTCCTTCAACAAAAGCATCAGGAGCTGAAGGATCTGCTACAATATCTGCAGCAGTAGAAAGCATAAAGTCGTCACCAACAATATTTACTCCCTCTCTGGTTTGTCTAAGTGAACCAATACCTCTAGATGATACCCCAAGTTTTACACCTTCACCGATAAGTGATTCTGCAATCTTGCCCATTGGGGTAGAAAGAATCTTTGCCTTACCAATAAAGTTTGAACCATTCTCTTTGAGAGAGACAATTTTGTGTGAAACTCTATCAAGATTGACAGTTGGACCATCTGGGTGACCAAGTTCTCCCAGTGCTCTGCCTGCAAGAATGTGATTTTCTGTATATCTTTGGACCTCTTTTCTCAGAGTTTCCATAGGATACATTCTTCCATTTCTGTTCTTGAGATCACCTTGCAAAAAGATGCCCTCAATAAACATAGACTTTTTACCGTTCTTTTCTTCAACGATAAAATCAACTGATTCGATTTCTTCTCTGATGAGTTTCATTTTTTTAACCTGTGTAACCTACTTTTGTGGCTTTGATGGCTGGGGATGTCCAAATAACTTCTGTTGAATTCTTTTCCAAAAACTCAACAGAATTTGCTGGCATTGTGAAATATGTTGTTGATGCAGCTCCAACAATTGTGGAAACACCTACAGTCGCAATACTTCCAGTATCATTATGAAGTCTTACAACTGTAGCATTGGTAATGCTAGATGCAGATCCAGCCACAGTTGCAGTCGCCACCTCAGTTTCAATTATCCTAGTTCTTGCCATTTTTAGGTGAATAGTTTATTAGTTATTTATTAAAACTATCACTCTTGGTCAAAATCTACATCAGATTCTACTTCTGAATCACCTACAGTATCAAAATTTACAGAGTCATCAAACAGTGATGTAGCAACATGAGGTCTAATTGCTTCAATATTGGTTGCACTTTTCTGAAACAAAATATCTTTGATCTTATCGCTAATTTGTGAAGATGAACTATCATCAGTCACCAATAAATCCATTAATTCGTCCATTGTTCAGATTTTTGACTTCACCTTATTTATATCTCCCCACCGGTGGGGGTTTCTATTTTGGTCTCATCAACTTCAGTGTCTTTTGGTGCAATTGAATTTTGCATCACATTGACGTCTTTAGTTTCTACCTCCCCTTCCATTGGCATAGCATTTGGGTCAGGAATAACTCCTTCTTCAATTTCCTTATCAATTAAGTAATCTTGCTCAATAATTTCCTGATCCGTCTGGCGAAGAATCTTTCTTCTCACATAATCCTGAGAATAATATCTACCAACATAAGGTTCTGCAGTTGCTACAAGATTTAATCTTTCTTGCAGGAGTTCTGAATCTTTCAGTTCCGCAAAGTGATTGTCATAAAGGAAATCATACTGAATATGATCTGCCATAATTTCCCAATCTTCTGGAGTGACAATATTCTTAAGAAGAAGTTGGGTTCTTAGCATATCATTAAACATTGATGAGAATCTCTTTCTCATTCTTCCAACAAATTTGGAGAACTTAATTTCATCTCTTAAAATTTCTGAGGATCTTCCAAGAGAGAAACCACCATCTGTTTGAAGTCTTGTCTCAGGAACATTCAATGCTCTGTATAATTTCTTTTGGAAATAATTAATATCTGTAATTTCTCCAAGATTTTGTCCACCAGGAAGAGTTGTGATTTCAGTTCCTCTGCCACCCTCTCTTCTTGGGAGCCAGAAGTCTTCCATCATAGACATGAACTTCTTATCATCACGAATTTCACCAGTGTTTGCGTCATAAACAAGTTTATTTCTATAACGCATCATCACATCACGAAGATATTGCTCTGCCTTCATTTTGGGAAGATTTCCCACATCAATGTAGAAAATTCTTCTTTCTGGTGCTCTTGAAAGTCTATAAATTACCAATGAGTCCTCAATCATCATCAGTTGATTGAGTGGTTTAATAGCTTTATGTAACCAAGAAAGAGTGGATCCCTTATTCCTATCCACAAGACCTGAAGTGCAATATGTGATGGAATCACGAGTCATTTTGACTCCTTTTGTTGATCCAGCATATGATGTTCCTCCAGTAGTCAGATCGGAACCAGGATTATAAATGAAATATTCCTCTATTTCTGGGAAGTTGTATGATGTTTCATCACTATTATTATACTGGTTTCTTGCAGATTGAATGCTATCTTTGCCAGTTTTTTTCATCTGGCGAATATATCTCATCTTAGATGCATCAATATATCTCAGTTCCTGAATTCCTTCATGGGGATTCTTTTGATCAATTACTTTATTATAGTATAATCTGCCATCAATATACCAATTTCTGAAGATTTCGTGTGCCTTTTTATCGAAATCCAGAAGTTCTAATATAAATTTGAATTCTTCTCTAATTTTCTTTTTGATATTATCGCTTGCATTGAGATTTGATAGTTCAATTTCTACAGGACTATCATTAGTATCTGATACAATTGCTTCGTTTACAATATCCTCAATAGCACTATCACACTCAGGATATAGCGCCATTTGGCGATATCTTCTGATTAGGTCATTCTCAGTTCTATATACTCCTTCAATATCAATATACGAACCAAAAAACCCTGAACTGACGTAATGCTCATTCCCATCGTTATTACTTGGAGGGACTGGAGATATTACGCCAGGTGGGGTTTTTTCGGTATCTTCAATAGAAAAACCAAATAATCTTGCCATATCAATATATCTACTAGAAGTTTATTCTTCTAGTATTTATCATTCAATCAGAGTCTCTGTTGTATTTCCTGTGCTAGACTCAAGTGAATTTCCAATGCTGATGTACTGAACTTGGAAAGTTACAGTGAATTCTTCAACTGTATCTGTTGAATCATAACTCAGATCAATTGAGCTGATTTCACTTGGCCAAATATCATAGAACTTATAAGTTCTCAGTACTGAGTGCTCTCCACCAACGTTAGTTGTAGAGAACTTAGTTGCACCTCTTCCCAGTTGCTGTACATAAGCATCTGTCATATAAGATGCTGGGTTGGTAACACCAGTGTTGTCATCCAGCTTGGTCAGTTTGTTTGACCACTGCTCAAAGGCAGTTCTGAGTTTGAAATCTTCATCATTGATAATGGTTACTGTCCATGTATCAAATGTTCTGTCTCCAGCAACTTTCATAACCCTTCCTCTAAACGGAACGGGAATTTCTGCTACTGTTGATGCAGGAATCTGTGCTGCTTTACACAGGAACTTGAAGATTCCATTTTCACCATTATCACCAGATGTCCAAGCATCTGAAATTGAAGATGGGAAAGAAGGAATGGAAACTTCAAACAGATTAGGGCGGGCACCGCCCCCTGCAAGTTTTGATTTAAATTGAGAGATAGTCTTTGCTGCTGCCATTGTTTTGTCCTCCTATGTTAATTAGTTATTACAAATCAGATGCCAGTACCAGCAACTTCAGCGAAGTCGACACCAGTTCTAGTAGCAATAAATGTCAGAGTGACAAAATTGATAGACTTGGTTGGCTTCAGATAGATATCTGCTCTAAACTCATTGTTGTCAATTGCTTCAGGAGTATTATTTGTTTCATCACAAACAACTAAGAAGTCATAAAGACCTCTTTTTGCTTGAATGTCTCTGAGATATGGTTCAACAATGTTTACAAAGTTTGATCTTGTGTTTACATCATTGATCTCAAAGAGTTGTGCATTTGCTGCATCTTGAAGTGCCTGCTCAACTGTGAGGAACAGTCTTCTAACGTTGATTCTATCAAATGCTGATGCATAATTCAGAGCAGTCTTATCACCAAACAGAATGATTCCAGTTCCTCTTTGATTGATAATTGAGTTGACTCTAGCAGGATAGAGTTGATCTCTTTGTGCCTTGGTTGGGTTGTATGCAAGTTTGATTGCATTATTCAGAGTTCCTCTTTGCTGTCCAGCAGGTGAGAACCATGGGAATGAAACAATGTTAGTTCTGGTCATCAGACCTGCAATGTCACCATTGCAAGGAATATATCTGAACTCATTATTGAATCTATCATAAGTGTACTTGTAACCACTATCAAAAATAGCATATGATGATGATGACAGTGGTGAGAAGAACTTAAGAAGATTATTAGTTGCAGTTGTTGAATTGGTTACATTAACAACATTTGCTCTATGTGGAGAAACTGTTGCAATACAATCCTTTCTTGACTCGGCAATAGAGATTACTTTGTTTGCCTTTGCTTGAGATTGTGATTCATCTGCAAGACCAGGACCCATGAGGATGTAATCTACTGCAATTTCATCCTTGTTAGCAAAATAATCATATGCTGTGACAAGATTTGCAAGTGTTGCTTCCATTCCACCATTTGCAGAATAGTCAACACCTCCACCTAAGGTGTAAGATACATTTCCAATTGAACTGAACCTGACACCTTGAGCTTCTTGACCCCAGAGACCTTGACCAGTTGTGTATGCAGTGAAACTTGTAGAGAATCCTGAAGCAAGTGGTTGAGTTCCCCAATATGCATCTGCTGCTTGTGATGGATTATATCCAGCATAAACATATGCAGATCTGTCTGCAATGTAGTTCTTATAATATGTCTTTGTTGGAGCATCTCCATCTGCAGTAGCATCTACTGCCTTAGACAGACTTAAATGCCTCTCAAGAATATTTCCTTGAACACCTGTGATTGATCCAGTATCATCAACAACTACAACGTGAATGGCATCATTTCCGCCATCTCTAGATGCTGAGTAATTAGTATTTACTGGTCTTGGTGCAAGTGACTTCCAATATACTACTGAATTTGTCAGTCCAAGAGTTTGATTGTCATACCAATCAGATACAGTATCAGCACTTAAAGATGTGCCAGTGTTGATGCCTGAATTGTTTACAAAATTGATGGTATCTGATGTTTCAAAAGAAGCTCCAGGATCACTTTGCTTGTATGTTATTGGGAATTCTGTTCCAGCAGAAGAAACTCTGGAAACAATTTTTACATCAATTGAACTATTTCCATTGGTGCTATCTGTAGTAACACCTGTAATAATTCCTTTCAGGTAACCACTGAATGTTGAGGTTGTACCTGCTCCAGGAATTACAATATCTGAGAGTGTTACAGTGACACCATATCCAATAATAGCACCAGAATTTCCTGGGTTTATGGTTGTAATGCCAATTGTTTGGTCTGCAGCATTGTCAATAACACAAACTTTCAGACTATCTGCCCAAGAACCAGGATTCTTAGATGCCCAACTAAAGTCAGTTGCTGTGCTGTGATTTGCTGCATAGTCGTCATAATTTTCAATTTTCAATGATGTTGTTGATGCAATACCAACTCCAGCATTTGAGTTGTTGAGTGAAGAACCATCAGTTCTTACAACCTTGAGTACACCACCATATGACAGGAATGAGGATGCAGTCATCCAGTACTCATACTGTCTATCTGTTGAGAGTGGCTTACCAAAAGTTTCGATAAGTTGCTGCTCTGTCTGAATATCAATTGCTTCGTTTACGGGTCCAATTTCAAAAGGACCAGCGATTGCACCGATATTGTCAAGAACATTATCAGCTCTCCCTACGGTTAAATCAACCTCTCTGACAAGAATGCCTGGAGATAATTGAGGAGTCGCCATGTTTTTCTCCCTAAAAAGTCTCAGTTTATCTGAAAATATTTATGAATTTGATGTTTTACATTGGGGAAACATGGAGTGAACAATTACCAGTCAGGATATTCCCACTTATCAAGAACCCTGCTGGTCATTCTACTCACAACAACTCTTTTGATAGTGCAGTCCTTACATTCATAAGAGTAAGATGATGCAACTGGACCTCTACTCTTGCGAGTTCTATAAAAACCATCTATAAGATTTTTAATTTGGCCACAAGTTCTACACTTCCTATCATTCAACAGAAGGTGATTTAGTTTTATCTGCCTATCAAAACTATCAAAATCACTCATGACAAATAATTCCACATATAGTCAAATCCTCCACCTCTGTCTCCATATTCATCAGTAAACCATCTATCTCCATCGCTATCCACAAAACTTTCTCCACTCAAACCGTCATCAATGAATCCAAATGGTGCCATATCTTGTTCAATTTGATTCTTTTGTTCTTCATATATTCTTTTTCTTACATCTTGATCTGTAAGCTCTTTAAAGTAATCTTGTGCAACCAACCATGCATAAATTACAAGGCACATGGCAAGGTCATCATTACATCCTTCCTCTGCTTCAAATGAATTGTGTTTTTGGACAAAAGTAGTTAATTCTGATATGATTTCATAATCACAAATAAGAAGTTTATTCTCCTCAATCATTGTCTTTAGATTGAGAGATCCTACTTTTTTGACTGTCTTGGACATTTTTACTCCAAGTTGAGTCTTCTTTCCAGAAAATCCTTG